GCATGGACTTCTTTTAATAAAGTTGCTAAACAATTTGATTTCAGATATTATGGTGGGTTAGAGGGTAATTCTTCTGCAAGTAAAAAGTATCATCCAACTCAAAAACCAGTAAAACTTTACGAATGGATTTTAATGAATTACGCAAAAGAAAATGATAAGATACTTGATACTCATTTAGGAAGTGGCTCAATTGCTATTGCTTGTCATAATTTAGGATTTGATTTAGAGGGCTATGAATTAGATAAAGATTATTTTGATGCAGCAAAGAAAAGATTGGAACAGCATCAAGCACAAAAAAGATTATTTTGATAAGAAGCGAAAGACAAAATAAGTATTATTGGAAGTGTATAGTAAAACCTTTATGCGACTTTACAGGTTATCATAAATGGGAAATGCACGAACAACTTAAAAATATGTTTCTACTAAACACTACAAAAGAATTAGATAAACAAGAGTTTAATCAATACTGTGAAGAAATAAGGGCATGGGCGTCTATTGATTTTGATGTACACCTTAAAGCACCAAACGAATACTAAATATTTCTATTATAGAATATGAACAAACGAACAGAACGAACACAAGACAATAAAACACTATTGTTAAAAGCATTAGAAAAATCATTAGGTATTGTAACCGAAGCCTGTGAGAAAGCAGGACTAAGCAGAACACAGCATTACAAGTGGTACAAAGAAGATGAAGATTATCGTAAAGCAGTACAAGAAATAGACGGAATGTTTATTGACTTTGCAGAAACACACCTTAAAGAACAAATAGAAAAAGGTTCAACACCTGCTACTATCTTCTACTTAAAGACAAGAGGTAAAAAAAGAGGTTATGGTGATAGTTTAGATATTACAAGTAATGACGAACCAATTACAATAGAATTTAACATTGAAAGTAAAACCGATACTAACGGATAAACAAGCACTTGCGTTTGAATACCTAAAAGACGAAGAAACTAACGAAATACTTTTTGGTGGTGGTGCTGGTGGTGGTAAGAGTTGGTGGTTATGTGCAGCAATAATCTCTAACTGCATAAAGTATAAAGGCATTAGGGCTTTATTAGGCAGAAGTAAATTAGACAACTTAAAAAAGACAACACTAAATACTTTCTTTGAAGTTTGCGGACAATGGAACTTAACAACACCTAAACACTATAATTACAATGCACAAACAAATATCATTTCTTTTTACAATGGTTCTGAGGTCATTCTTAAAGACCTTTTTAATTATCCTTCTGACAGGAATTTTGACAGTTTGGGTTCTTTGGAATTATCTATCGCAGGAATTGACGAATGTAATCAAATTACCGAAAAAGCAAAACAAATAGTTAGTAGTAGAATAAGATACAAGTTAGACGAATATAATCTTGTTCCTAAATTACTATTGACTTGCAACCCTTCAAAGAATTGGTGCTATACAGAATTTTACAGACCTGCAAGAAATAAAGAACTACCAAGACACAGAAAGTTTATACAAGCGTTAGTAGATGACAATAGAAACATATCTAAACACTACAAAGAACAATTAGGTAAGTTAGATAGGTTAAGCAAAGAAAGGTTACTATTTGGAAATTGGGAGTATGACGCAGCAGACGATAACCTTATTCTGTACGACAAGATAGTAGATTTGTTTACCAATCAAGGACAATTAGGCGAAAGGTATATAACTTGTGATGTTGCGAGGTTCGGACAAGACAAGACAGTTATTATGTTATGGAATGGCTTACAAGTAGAACAAATACAATCTTATGACAAGTCAAGCATAACAGAAGTAGCAAAGGCAATAGAAGATATGCAATTTAAGAACGAAGTAAAAAGAGCAAACATAATTATTGACGAAGATGGTGTAGGTGGTGGTGTAGTTGATATGTTGCCGAGTTGTAGGGGGTTTGTAAATAATAGTAGACCGCTTAAAAACGAAAACTACCAGAACCTTAAAACACAATGCTATTACAAACTTGCTGAAAAGATAAACAAAAACGAAATAGGAATAACTACTAACGATATAATGATTAAGCAATATATTATTGAAGAACTTGAACAAGTTAGAAGTAAAAACGCAGATAGAGATACAAAGTTGCAAATAATACAAAAAGATGTTATTAAAAACTTAATAGGTAGGTCACCTGACTTTGCAGATAGTTTGGCTATGAGAATGTATTACGAAATAGATAGCAACTACGGAAGGTATTTTGTGCAGTAAAAGAAAAAGCCGTACCGAGCGATACGACTAATTCTATAACTAAAACATTCAAGAAAGTGCAAATATACAATTCTAAACTAAATATCCAAATTTTCTATTATTAAATATGAAAGTCAAAGTTAAGAAGGAAGGAAAGTTAAAAACCTATAAGATTGTTGATAGTTGGAAAGATGTAACATTAGAGAAATGGCAGCAGTTAATATTAGGTAAAAAGAAGTCAAAGACAAAAGAAGCAAAAGAAACAATTAAGGCACTATCAACTTTGCCTATTAAGTTAGTAGAAGAAATGTCTTTGTCAGATGTTGCAGCGATATTTGAAAAATTATCAAACCTGCAAATACAAGGTAAGTTAAAAAAGGTCTTTGAAATAGACGGCATAGAATACGGATTTCTTCCTGACTTGGACGAAATAACCTTAGGCGAATGGGCTGATATTGAACATTACATTAAGGACGGAATAGACAAGAATATGCACAAGATAATGGCTGTTCTGTTTAGACCTGTAACAAGTAAAGAAGGTAAGATGTATTCAGTTCAAGCGTATAAGGACGGAAGGGAACGAGCAGAAAAGTTTAGAAAGAAAATGAATGCAGAACAGGTACAACAAAGTTTGGTTTTTTTTTGGAGTTTAGGGAACGAACTATTGACAACTTTGCCGCTATTTTTAATGGAGAAAATGAACAAGATACAAGCGGAAGTGAATTTGGCGAAAAGTGGGGTTGGTTCGGAGTAATGTACAGATTGACAGGTGGGGACTTTTCAAAATTAGAGTTCATAACTGAAAGACCTTTATTAGAAGCATTAACTTGGTTGTCTTACGAATTAGATTTGAACGAAACACAAAAAGTAAAATTAAATGGCAATAGATAGTATAAGGTACAAAACTTACAACAATGTAATAGATACAATAAAGTGCGTAGGCGAAAAGCATTTTCAAATACAAGCAGTAACAACAGGCGACATATTTGATATAGACCTAAACAAAAACACTTTATTTCCTTTGTTGCATATCAACACAATAAATGTAAACGCAAGTAAAGGACAACTACAACATAACTTTCAATTGGTTGTAGCGGATATTGTAGAGCCAGACGAAAGCGAAAACGAGCAAGAAGTATTAAGCGACACACTTTCTATTATGTTAGATATAATAGCAACTTTTAGAAGTGGTAGCACATTGTATTTATCAAGTGCATCAGCAGGACAAGAAGCAAGATACTTTACAGCAGACGACTTTACAATTGAACCTTTTACAGAACGCTTTGATAATACCTTAGCAGGTTGGACTTTGAACTTGCCTATCGTTATTGAATGGACTTACGACACTTGCGAAATACCAACAGCAACAGATATATGCTTAAAATAAAAATAGGAAAATTAACAATACAACTAATACCACCAAAAATAACTTATGAAATATAACGATTTAATAGACAAATTAGACGATATAAGCATAAAACTCGAAACTTACAACGATTACCCTCAGTCAGCAACAAACAACGCTAAGAGGGCGATTAAATGGAAAGAAGAAAACGGCTCAGATTGTGGTACAAGAGTAGGTTGGACAAGAGCAGGACAATTAGCAAGAAGGGAAAACATAAGTAGAGATACAATAGCACGAATGGCTTCTTTTAAGCGACACCAACAAAATAAAGATGTACCTTACTCAGAAGGTTGCGGTGGTATTATGTGGGATGCTTGGGGTGGTTCTTCAGGTGTAAATTGGGCAATAAATAAACTTAAACAAATAGATAAAAAATAAAATGGCAGACTTAACAACAACAATCACAGAAAACGTCGTATTAAACGGCTCAGTAAGAGGTTCTACAAACACTTTAACAACTACAGGAATTGTAGATGTATTTGAAAGAATTTTAACTTGTACTCATTCACA